CGCCCATTTGTCCGAACATACCGCCAAACAAATCGCCAAAGCCCATTCCGCTCTTTTTGAACATTGCCGTACCAGCAGCATTAGCGCCGCCAAAGGCAACGGTAAGGATCGTAGCAAGAACTAAAGCAGCGGCAGCCGTAGCAAGTAATTGTGCTGCCATCATTTGCAACTGCTTTACAAAAGCCTCTCTAAAGTTTCCAAGGCGCGTCTCGCCTTCTTCTAATGGTGCGAAGGCTGCTTCAAAAGACACTCTTAAGATATCTCCAATCATCAAGAACTCGTCCTTGAATGTTTGGAACTTATCAATCATATTTCTGAAGCTGTGGTCAAAGGTATCTGCCGCTTCTTCGGTAGCTTGTTCAAAGTTGAAGAAGCCTTCAACCATTTCATCATAAGTCTTCTTAGAGGTACTGCCAAACTCTTCGGTAGTTTTCTCCAACTGCTCAAGCTCCATATCAACCTCAGCAAAGCCTAAGTTGTGTGCGAGGTTACCGCTCGTGTCTTCTCCAGGATTAAAGGCTTGGTCGATCTCATAAGATACTCTTTGCAGTGTAGGGAGTAATTCCTTGAGCTTGTTGTTGTATGCTTCAACCGCTTCCTTTTGTTTCTTTGCACCCTCATCAGCTTGCTCTTGCATCTGACCGAACTTATCAGCCCACGCAGTAATGCTCGGTAGTCCCTTATTGAACTCAACCGATACCTTCTCAACCTCTTCTTCAGTTTCTCCAAATAATCCCAATAAGGCCTTAAGTGGATTGGTGACTAAATCTAAACCAAACTTGGTGATGTCAAAGTAAGATTTGGCAGCAACAAAAAGCCTCTTGTAGCCTTTCTCTTGGTCATCAAGAATAAAGTTGAGCTTACCGAGCCCCTTATTGGTTTGGGTAAGGAAAGCAGAATAGACGGGTAGGAGCTTCTCTCCAATCTCACTCTTAAGGTTGGTGATTGCAGCGCGTTGCTGGTCTATCTTCATTGAGGTGGTTGTAACGCGTGCGCCAACCTTCTCAAACTCTTGATCCATTATCTGCCCAACGGCAGCGGCCATAGAACCAAGCTCTTTGGTTTTCTCTTGAAGCTCAAGGCTACTGATACCAAGGTTATCAAGAATCTTAACCGACTCTCTACCCAAACCAGTTACAAAAGAGTCAACCATATAGTCAACACTCTCACCCGTGGCTTGCGCTCTACGCTGTGCAAACTCCAAACCTTTTGCAAGCACATCCATAGGGATGCGGAAGTTGTCGGCCTTTACAGCCGTCTGCATTAGCTTTAAGTCATCAACGGTGCCCGCTGTGGCTTCTCTTAAGTTGTCAAGTAGGTTGGGGTCATTGAGTCGATTAAATGCCGCCTCAACGCCTTCCATCTTTGAGGCAAGGTCAATAGATTCAGCAGCAAACTGCTGGATGATATCAATTGCAAAGGAAGCACCAATCACTCCCCCTAAAGCACCAAAGCCACCACTCAATTTCTTTAAGCTGTGGTCAATGTTGCCCATTGCACCGCGGAACTGCTTTAAGTCCGCGCCAATTTTAAAATCTATATCCGTACGGCTCATTTACCAAACACCTTTTTAATTGCCTCTTGCACCTCTTCGTATGTTGCAGCCTTATGTACTTTCTTCTTGCTATCCCAAGGGAAAACAACCAAGTCTTTCGGGCCTAATCTTTTCTTCGTATGTGGCGCAATGTTTACCGCTGCTTGCCACCTCGTGGTCTCCCATACCAATTCAGTTTGGTACTGAATACGGTTTTGGAAGCCCTCTCTTTTGTTTTGGAATTGTCGCGGAGTCATATTGTAGAACTCCTCAACGCTCATTCCCATCTCACCCAAACCTATCGCTTCCAGTGCATCCCAATCAAGGGATTCCGAGGCTTGGGCGTTTACTTTTTTTCTTCAGCTCCTGGCTTCACAAAGGAGGCAACAAACAACTCCATACACTGCTGAATGATACTCATATCCTCATCAAGCAAGTCGGCAATGTCATCAGTGTCAAGATCGAAGGCTTGCTTCTCTGCTCGTGCACCGTCTTTCATTCCCGCCCATACCAAATTAATAGCGTGGTCGATGCTTATGTTTTCTCCTATCTTTTCAAGCTCTTGCAATCCAATGCCGCTGGCATTGCAAAACAATCTTAGTGCATTGAACCCGTATTTTACGGGGTATGTCTTTTCGCCTACTTTTATCAAGTTTGTATCCATTGTTGTGTGATGTTAAAATAGGGAGGCCGAAGCCCCCCTACTGATGTTATGCTTGAGTACCTTGAGTCAAGGTGCTTGTTCCTTGGAATGAGAAAGAGAACGTTGCGTTATCTTCTACCCCAGCGTCCGTTGAGAACTCAGTGAAGTACCCAGTACCGCTGTAGTATTTCTCATCAGTTGCTTCTGAACCAAACTCAATGTAGATAACGGTGCGGCTGCTTAGATGTCCGTAGATATCGTCAGGTGTTGCCTTACCAGCATCATTATACACTACCAAGCCTTCACCCGATAGAGTCCAAGATTTTTGGCCTTCCAATACTTCCATCCAGCCCGCGCTGTCTTTCGTGGAAATATCACGAGTTGCCATTGTTACGCTTAAGGAAGCGCTTGTCATTTTACCAACGGTTTCATATGTTGCACCGTCAGTACCGATGCGTACTACAACATCGGTGCTATTCATTACTGATGTACTTGCTGCCATCTTTTTTTAATTTTATGATTTGACTATTCTAAACACTAAATCAACTGATACCGCAAAAGTCTCCTCATCAACATTGAATACCTCACTTTGAGTATCAAAGCCACACGATTGAACATTCACGCCCTCAATTGTTTCCTTCATTCGCACAAATGTTGTGCGTATATTTTCAACGGCAGTTTGCAACGTGCCGTAGTTATCTCCTATTAAAGTCAGCTCAACATTGACAATATCAATGTGGCTGTCGGCATCTTTCGATCCTTCAGGGCGGATGCTTGTAGTATCGTAAATGCAAAAAGGTCGGGCACTCGTTTGCGCTCCAACCAAAGGATAAACACGGCCAGCGAAAACGGTGTTTAAGCTGCTGGTGTTATCGAACTTGTACTTTATTACTTTACCAATCATTTCAAGCCCATTCTTTGCCCAAACTTGAGCTTATTTATCTCTCTTGCGGTTTCCGTTCTAAACACACGGACAAACCTTACATTTACCTTTGTCTTTGCAGCAGCCATTGCTTTCTGCGCGAAACCAAAGTTCTGACCTTGGTATCTTTGCTTACCCCACCAAGGACGCAGCCAACCAAAGTTTATCATCCCAGCATACCAACCACCTTTTCCTTTTCCGAATGTTTTACCCGTTCTTCTTGGGCCAACACTCATACCTACTACATCTTTCTTTTGTAGGCTCTTAGGTGTCTTTATACCGACACTACGCTTTAGTTGTCCAGGCATTATTTCGTATCGAATCTTGCCCTTTTTGTAAACTTTAAACACCTCATCAGCATCAGTGATGTTGCGCTTATAAGAGTCCACCATTGGCGGCAGTGATTTGCGCCCTACTTTCTTGAGTATCCTCTTCTTGAGTCTATCATCAAGTTTGCGGAGCTTCTTCATCACTTCGTCTACACCTTCAACGCTTACCCTTACCTTTTCCATCACTGCGCATCAGACCATAAGCACACAATCTTTAAGAATGCCTTGCGAGCATCTGCCGATTGTATTGTATGTATCTTATATATATTGCTGTTGTACGATATACGCATCTCCTCATTAACATCAGTGCGGTAGCGAATAATAAACTCCACCTTTTTAGTGGCCGCTATCATATCACCCTTTTCTCCCTCCCCGTTACCAGTGCCTATCTTCTCAACCACATTGGCCCATACTGAAGCAAGGGTAGAGAAGCTCTTCACCTCTTGCCCAAAGTTATCCGTAGTTTCACTAAAGGTTTGAATAGTGATTCTACGATCCAGTTGTCCAGCTTGGTCTATCATTAGAATGTAAAGATGCGGAACGGGTTAAATAGGTACTCCGATGCTGTAGGCATTTTTCTCACTCGGTCATCTCTCTTGTCATATAAGTCGCTGATGATTAAGAGCATACCTTGCTTCAATGGCGTAGGTAT